GGAATACCAGTTATCTCTAATTTTTCATTAGGTCTAATTCACCGTTTAGCAAATTCATATGTATCGAAAGATACATGTGTTTTAGCTAAACTTAACTCAACACCTAGTAATTTTATATATTTAATATATGTTTCAGCAACTTTATCGTTTTTAATAACGATATCGTCACCTAATATCATATATTGATTAAAATTATTAAGTCCATTTAAATGTGCACATCAGTGAACAAATAAATGATGAGTTAATGTGAAAACAGCTCAAGAAGAGTATGTCCCCATAGGTTGGCCTGTTTTATAAGAAACAGTAAAACCTTCTGGAGTCATAAATTTCCTATTTTGTAATAAATACATTCAAGAATTACTTATATCTTCATTTTTGAAAATATAATAAAGTAATCTTTTCTGTAATTTAATAGGAAATCTATCTGTTGCTGAAGATAGATCTAAAGATCAGAACCTTTCTTTATTATCTAAATCTCAATGATGAAAAGGATTTTGAGTAAAAGTTTTATCACAAGGAATTAATTTTAAAATATTAAATATTTTATCATTAATTATCTTGAGATAAAGTTGAGTAAAATAGTCAGAAATGGCTATTAGTCTCAATTTTGCTTCAGGATCCTTTATGAAACTGATCTTTCCAAGACAATTAATTTTGTTTGGGCGAAGATTACAATTTCAAGCATCATTATATGATTTAATAAAGAATTCTCTACCAGCCTCATCTGTTAAATTAAATATACATTGCATCTCAGAATAATTATATAATAATAAATTATTATGAGCTGTTAATGTTGCAGGTCCTTGTGGACCTGCTTTACTAGATAAGTAAATATTTTTCTTATCAAATGTAGGTGCACTAGCATTTATATTAAAATCTTTAACAAATTTTTTAATATATCCACTAGGAATAACTATCTTCATTTCTGAAGGATTAGTTATTGTAGAGTAATCAGGTTTCACCTTTTTCCATTCCTTTCCTAACTGGAAACTTCTGGAAAAATTAAGTATTGTTAAACAAAACTTAATAGAAGGTATTGATTTTTGATCAACAAGTGGTTTAAGAAACAAAAGTTTCTTAGGTCACCCATCTTTAGTTAATCCAATACTCATTGAATTTGTTAAAAGAGGTTGTCCACAAATGTACCTAGTACAATGTAGACGCATTCTTTTTCAATATTTAATAGTATGGATTATCCCTCAATCATTTTTCATTTTAAATAAAATGTTAAATAATTGACGGAAATGGTTGAACTTTATTTGTGGAAAACATAATGTTAGCAATCTTTTTAAGATTTTAACATGAAATGTTGACATAAATTAAAGTTTATATATCATTAAAGCAGATTCACTCCTCTAAGCAACCCATTTTCATATGGACCTAGAGAAAACCTTAGAGAAAGGATTCTAACCTATTCTTTAATGGTTCACATGATACAAAAATCATGTGAAGTCC